ATTACATGACTGACTATTTCGACAAGGGAGCCGTCAGGCTGTTTGAATCGCACCCGCTTTATGCCGCAGCCAGGCAGAGGGCAGAAGCAAACGTCGCGGCTCGCCACTGATCCCCCCACGAAGCCCCGGGCCACAAGCCTGGCGAGCTTCCCGGAAAGCGTAACCGGAACATTTCAACCACGAAGGAGAACCACATGATCGGTAAAACCTGCATCGTCCGCACCTATAGCGCGGGCGTGTTCCTTGGCACTGTCAAGGAGCGCAACGGCAAGGAAGTTTTGCTCACCGAAGCCCGCCGGATTTGGTATTGGGACGGCGCCGCCAGCTTGTCGCAGCTTGCCAACGAAGGAACAAAAAAACCGCAAAACTGTAAGTTTCCCGCTCCGGTCGCCGAGGTGCTGTTAACCGAAGCAATCGAGATTATCCCAGCAACAGAGGCGGCCATTGCGTCTATCGCAGCCGTGCCGGAATGGATGAAGTAAGCGGCTCCGGCTCCGGCTCCGGCGACGGCTCCGGCTCCGGCTCAGGCTACGGCTCCGGCTCCGGCTCAGGCTACGGCTCCGGCTACGGCGACGGCTCCGGCTCCGGCGACGGCTACGGCTACGGCTACGGCTCCGGCGACGGCTACGGCTACGGCTAAAAAACGTTTCTGGAAGCAAACGACTGGCAGTGTGGAATCCCGTCCTAACGGTAGCCGCAACGATCAGGAACCAGATGGCAGCCGGGAACAGACCGGCCGATTTAATCGGCCTCACGCATCACGGCCCCACGGGGCGGCAGGAGTGCAGGGGCAGCGGGAACGTAACCCGCCAACGAAACGGGAGCAAGAAGATGAACGGAATCACGGTGGAATACCACCACACGATTGAAGGCAAGGTAGTCGGTGAGCATGTGCACAACAAGCCGAAGGAGCCGATGTTCGGTGCGGCCCTTCCGGCAGTGCTGCGCCGCCCGCAGCGATTCGCCAATTACGATCCGCGCCCTGATCTGCCCTTTGAGGACGCGGAAGATGAACGCAGGCCAATGACGATGCTGGTTGCCGTGCTGTACGGCGCAGCTTGGGGCCTGGCAATCGTCGGCATAGTCGTCGCCAATTGGGGGCGCTGAGATGAGCCACCCAGACGTGTGCCCGTGCGGCAAGTACAAGGCCTATCGTAAGGGCCTGTGCTGGGGCTGCGACGCTGAACTCCGGCGCCATGAGCGCGATTTCGCCGAAGCTGCCAAGGCTGCTGCCGGGTTCGCGGTAACGCCCGAAGAGAAGGCCGCGCTGTTTGCCGAGATGCTTGACGTTAGCGACAGGCGGGCACCGTGAACGCCCCCGACCGTCTGGCCACCTTCCACGCCAACCGCCTGACCGGTCTGGGCGGTTCGGATGTTGGCGCTATTCTCGGAATGTCCAAGTACCGGACGCCGGTCGACGTATGGGCCGAGAAAACCGGGCGCACTGCGCCAATTGAATCAAGCCTGGCAATGCGTTTCGGCTCATTCGCTGAGCAGTTTGTGGCCGATGAATATGAGGCGCAGACCGGCAACGCCGTAGAGCGCTACACGGCCATGCTACGGCACCAATCCGCCCCGCTGATCGGGCACGTCGACCGGCTGGTTATTCCTGAAGGCCAGAAGAAAGCCAGCCACAAGGGCGAGATCCGCACTGATCGATTGCTCGAAGCTAAGACCGCCAACGCTTTCGCCGCATTCAACGCGGACGAGTGGGGACCGGCAGGCACTGACGAGGTGCCGATGGCGTACCTTGTCCAAGTGGCCACATACAGGATTCTGACGGGCTGCCAGCATGCTGATCTGGCTGTGCTGTTCGGCAACAGCGAACTGCGCGTCTACCATCTGGAACGCGACGCGGAGCTGGAAGAAATGATAATCGCCCGAGCCGCTGAATGGTGGCGAAACCATGTCATTGCCGATGTGGCTCCGGCCCCAATGAACGAAGATGATATCCGGCTGCTATATCCGCGCAGCGCGCCGCTCAAGACAATCGAGGCCGATTACACGATCTCCAGCGCCGTCGACGCACTGCGGGCAATACGCAGGGTAATCAAAGAGCGGGAAGCAGACGCTGAGGCCGCTTACCTAGCCCTGAAGGCTTACATGGCCGACGCCGAAGCCCTGACCATGGGCGGGCAAACGCTGGCCACCTGGAAGAGCGCGAAGGCCACGACCAAAACAGACTGGAAGGCTGTCGCCGAGGCGCTTTCGGCACCGAAAGAGCTGGTCCAACAATTCACCACCGAGGCGGCCGGCAGCCGCCGCTTTTTGTTGAAAGATGAAAAATGACCCACGAAGTAACCACTGCCCAAGCGCCAAGTCTTTTGGCAAAAATCGCCACCCGCTATTCGGTAGACCCGGCAAAGATGCTGGCAACGCTCAAAGCAACTGCGTTCAAGGGAGATGTCAGCAACGAGCAAATGCTCGCGCTCCTTGTGGTTGCAGATCAATACAACCTCAATCCATTCACCAAGGAAATTTACGCATTCCCCGATCGCCAGAACGGCATCGTCCCGGTGATCGGCGTCGACGGATGGGCGCGCATCATCAACAACAGCCCGGAATTCGACGGCATGGAATTCGAGCAGGATGCTGAATCATGCACCTGCGTGATCTACCGTAAAGACCGCGCGCATCCGACGAAGGTAACGGAATACCTTTCCGAATGCCGACGTGAAACGGCCCCGTGGAAATCCCACCCCCGCCGCATGCTCCGCCACAAATCAATGATTCAGTGCGCCCGCCTGGCCTTCGGGTTTGTCGGGGTGTTCGATCAGGACGAGGCAGAGAGGATCATCGAGAAGGACATCACGCCGGCCGCTGATCTGCTTCCGATGACCTCCCGCACCGAGGCCGTTAAGGCCAAGCTGCGCGGCAAGGCTGCACAAGCGGTCGACGCGGAAACAGGAGAGATTTCACAGCCCGAGCCGACTGCGGTTGACCCGGATGATGAATTCTTGCGCGGGCTTGAGAAAGGAGAAAACAAGTGAACGTCTTTTCAGCGGTGGCTCGGCTAGGTACCGATCCAGAACAAAAACACACCGCCAGCGGGGATTCTGTCGTGACGTTTAACGGCGCAGTTGACTCCGGGTTTGGAGACAAAAAAGTCACAACATGGATACGCTACAGCATTTGGGGCAAGCGTGGTGAATCCGTTCTCCCGTATTTGGCCAAGGGCAATCAAGTTGCCGTCAGCGGGGAACTGACAAACCGCGAATGGACAGACAAAGAAGGTCAAAAACGGTACTCGCTTGAGGTTCGCGTAAACGATCTCACCCTGATAGGCGGGAAGAAAGCCGACAGCGAAGGCGCCGGCTTTGGAAAATACAACCCAAGACAAAAATCTCCGGAGAACAAGCCGAAGCCCGTATTTGATGATCTTGGCGACGATATTCCATTCTGATGGCTACCACTATATCGCGGCACTTCGCTGAGGATAAAGTAATTAAAACCCAAACTCCATAAAAGGAAAACAAAGATGACTGAGAATTTAATGTGTGGAACAGAAGCCCTGAATATGCTTGGCGTAAATCACAAAAAAGGGAAAGCACAAGACTTGCTAAAGACGTTTGGAATTGTTCCTGTATTCGCCAAGACGATTGGGCGCGGCACAACCATTTTTGTAAAGCGCGATGACGTTTCCGCAGCAATCAAAAAAGAAGAAATTGCACGGGCAGAGCAGCAGGCGGCAATTGCAAAAAGGCAAGCCGACTTTATTTTTGCTGGAGAAAAAACCAGGTTCGTTCCTACTGCTGAAGCGCTAGAAGTTCTTAAACGGATCGAAAGTAAAGTGGACAGGATGCTGATTATGTGGGGCGACAAGCTTGATACGTGATGCCATGACACTCCAAGACAACGAACCGCGCTGCCTGGCCTACGACACGCCATCCCCGATGCGCAAAAAGCTCCCCCACTGGTGCGATCTGCGCGAGACCTGCGCCCGTGCGCTGGCGATCAGGACCGACAAGCGCGGAGTGACGACGCCGATTGAGTACCGTGTGTGCGCCGTCGGGAAGACGGACAAGCACATTGAGGTCACGGCATGACCATTCGATTGATGCCTTCTAACGCCTAGCTAACCGGCGCAGGCGGCCTTATCGCCTGCGTCCGGGTTGAGCGACGTGTTATGCGTATTGGAGACATGATGATGGAACACATGAATTACTGCCGACAAGCCACCAAGCCACTGCAAGATGCCGAGAGGACGCACAGCGATGAGGTAGTGCGCCGCGAGTGCGGGACGGCCCTGAATGCGATGGCGAAGGCGGCAAAGTTTATGTTGCCGGATGGTGGCAGGTTGTTGCCAGATGCCGAGCTGCGAGGACTGGAAGGAAGCGATTTGATCTCTTTGCCGTTCCCGGTCTTGGCTATCGAATACCGCGACAGCGGAGGAGGAAAGCGAATTACTCTCGCAACAGAGCGCGAGGAAGATATTTTCCTCCAGCATGTGCTGTATTTCAAAGGCGAAGGCTGGACTGATCATCAGTGGATTGTTACCTGCGGGATACTGCTTTCACGGTCGCAGCCTGTTACGCGGCTGGCTGGCAACGTATGCGCCATCAATGTTATTCCGCTCGATAGCCAGCTTGATTGCGAGGACGATCTTGCCAAAGAACCAGCCGCCGCATTGCTTTCAATGCTGAATGCGCTTGCTTGCTCAAATGTTCATATCGAGCGCAGCGAGCCGAAGAAATCCAGCAAGAAGATCAAATCCGCTCTTCCGTTTGATACGTATCACATCCTCACCATAGACGTTCCCGGAAACTCGGGCGGGGGCATGGCAACTGGCAGTCACCGTTCCCCGCGTGAGCATCTGCGGCG